AGAGGCGGTTGAAGAAGTTTTTGAAGAATTAGAAGAAGTTTTTGAAGAGCTAGAACAAGAAAGATTGGCAGAGGTTGAAGAAGAACAGCAAGACGAAATAATAGAGGAGCTAGACGTTATTGAGAGTGATGAGCCTACAGGTAAAAACAAAAATAGGGTTGTTGCACTTAATGTGATTAAAAACGCTTTAAACGCAGCCTCAAGCAGCGTGAACTATGGTTCTACTAGCACTCAATCAAGTTCTAATGCAAATGTCAGCTCAACCGTAGCTAATCAAACATCTAGTTCTGGGTCTGGTGGGGGTATCAGCACATCTAGTTCGCCTAGTATTTCAGATCAATATGCTAGTGCTACAGCCCAAAACAACCAGGTTTTATCTATGAGCGGAGATGTTGGTGGATCTGTAACGGTTAGCATCACGCCTATGAATACTGTTGATGGCGGTACAGAAGTAGTAATGGCTGATGTGCAAGTTCAAAACGTGCAAGGTGAAATAGATACTGCTATTGGTGGGGTAATGACGCAATCAGAAGCTGATCAAATAGCAGACAAAATTATCGCCCAAAATATAGAGGCCCAACAAGAAGAAATGCAAGAGGAACAACAAGCCACAGGTGAGTATAGTGATGAGTCAAGTTTGGTTGCTTTAATAGGATATGTGCCACAATTTAATTCATATACACAAACTACAATTCCTGATAGTCCTAGTTGGTACACTTCTCAAGACATATACACCTCTGCTACACTAGATGACAACATAAACGCTTTTTATAATTATGCGAGTACAAATATAAATAATTTACAAAGCATGATGCAAAATCAACCTGAAATATGGAGGTAATATGGACTGGTTACAAAATAAAACAACACAAATAATTGCACTTGTAGGTATCGTTGGCACACTTGCTGGCTTTGGCTATCAAGGAGCTGAGTATGTTAATAGGTTAGAAAACCTAGAGGCTAAAATTGGCGGCATAAGCGAAGCAGAGGATAACGTACAAGTTATTGAAGAACGCTTTGCATCTATAGAAACATCAGTACAGTTTTTAGAAAAAGCAGTTGATAGTATAGATGTTCCAGATGTTACTGAAATAAAAACAGATATAGCTACTATAAAAGCTGATATAGAAAGTTTAGATAAACAAATAGAGGAAATAAAAGATGATAACAAGAATCCTCTTGCTGGTTAGTATATTTGTAATAGGTTGCTCAGCACCATCTAAATTCATACCTATAGCAGAAAACTCTAGCTTGGAGTGGAATGATAAGTTTGACTCTGATAAATGGAGAGAAAAATATAAAAAATGCGAAGCGTTTTTGTATTATGATCACGATGCTTGGAATTGGTGTATGGATAATGAGTAAAGTTTTAGTGGGTATAGTTTTAGTTTTGCTTGCAGTTTCTTATTACTTGTATAGCCAAAACCAAATACTGCAAACTAATAATGCTGTTTTAGAGGGTGCAGTAGCTACCCAAGAAGAAGCTATTAAATCATTACAACAAGACTTTGAGTTGCAAACACAACAATTACAAGACCTTAGTGTGAAGAGTCAAGCCGCACAAAGAGAATTAAATAGATACACACAATTTATACAAAACTATGAATTAGCCTCTAAAATATTGGCTGATCCAATTGAAATGGAGCGTAAAATAAATAATGGCACAAAACACATTATGGAAGATATTGAGAAAATCAGCACCACTGTTGATAGTCTTGATAATGGCTTGCAGTTGCAGCCTACTCCCAACTAAACAAATACAAGTTTCTGCAAAGCCTATTGAAAGGCAGATAGTACAACCTATCATGCCTAGAGAAATAGATTTAAAAGAATTACAGTGGATTGCAGTAACGCCTGAAAACTGGGAAGAACAGCTTGCAAGAATAGAAAAACAAGAAGGTGAGCTGGTTTTTTTGGCTATGACCATACCAGATTACGAAGTTATGGCTTACAACATGCAAGAAATTAAAAGGTATATTACTGAATTAAAAGACGTTGTTGTATATTATAGAAAAGTAACAACCAAAGAAAATGAGTAAAAAACTAGAACCATATGTATATAAAGCAACTTTAGAAAGGGTCGTTGATGGCGACACTATAGATGTTACCCTTGACTTAGGCTTTGATGTCAAACTCCATAAGCAACGCTGCAGGTTAGCAGGAATTGACACGCCTGAGTCAAGGACCCGTAATTTAAAAGAAAAAGTATTAGGAAAAATGGCATCAGCTAGGTTATCAGAATTATGTGTAGGAACATTTAAAATACAATCATTTGGTAAAGGTAAATATGGCAGAATACTTGCAATCCCTTATACGGAAGATGGTAAAGATATTTGTAAAATGCTTGTTAACGAAGGTCATGCCGTTGAATATCAAGGTGGGACAAAAACAGCAAAAGTCAGAGATGATGGAACATGGGGTAATTAATATGTATATATCACAAGAAGGTATTGATTTAGTAAAGAAGTTTGAGGGATGTAAGTTAGAAGCCTACCAATGTGCTGCAGGCGTTTGGACTATAGGTTATGGCTCAACGCATGGTGTGCAAAAAGGTGATGTTTGGTCACAGGAAAAAGCAGAGATTATGCTCATAGATGAGTTAGAAGAATACGGCAATCATGTAAGTGATTTTGTTACAGTGCCGTTACACCAATGCCAATTTGATGCTTTAACATCATGGTGTTTTAACTTAGGGCCAACAAATCTTAATGAAAGCACTATGTTAAAAGTTTTAAATCAAGGCAGTTATGAAGAGGTGCCATATCAATTAAAGCGTTGGAACAAAGTCAACGGGCAAGTAAATGACGGCCTAATACGCAGAAGAGAAGCAGAAGCTTTGCTGTTTGAAGGTAAGGATTGGAGTCACATCTAAATGCCATTACAAAAAGCAATCTTTCGTCCAGGAATAAACAGAGAAGGTACTGACTACGATAACGAGGGCGGTTGGTTTGATTGCAATTTAGTTCGTTTTAGAAAAGGTAGACCTGAAAAATTTGGAGGCTGGGAAAAACTAAACACAAATACTTTTTTAGGAACCTGTAGAGCATTACATGCTTGGATTGCATTATCTGGTACAAAATATTTAGGTTTAGGAACAACTTTTAAATACTATGTTGAGGAAGGTACTACTTATAACGATATAACTCCAATAAGATTAACCACAAGTGCAGGTGATGTAACTTTCTCTGCGTCTAATGGAGATGCTACTATAACAGTAACAGATACCGCTCACGGGGCTGTGCAAAACGATTTTGTAACTTTCTCGGGTGCTGCTTCGTTGGGCGGTAATGTAAATTCAAATGTTCTTAATCAAGAATATCAAATAGCAACCATAGTAAATGCTAATAGCTATACGATTGAAGCAAAAAATACCAGCGGCGTAACTGTTACTGCAAATTCTAGTGATTCAGGAAATGGCGGTAGTTCTGTTGTTGGGACATATCAAATAAATGTGGGTCTTGATGTTTTTGTTCCCGGAACTGGCTGGGGTTTAGATGGTTGGGGAGAAGGTACTTTCGGTTCTGCAACCGCTTTATCTGCTGTCAATCAACTTAGAATTTGGACACATGATAACTTTGGTGAAGACATTATTATAAATCCTAGAGGTGGGGGTATATTTAGATGGGTAGAAAACAACGGACTGACAACAAGAGCTGTTAATTTATCTACTACCTCCGGAGCTAATTTAGTTCCTACTGTAGGTTTGCAAGTTATTACATCAGAAAAAGATAGGCATTTAATTGTGTTAGGCGCAGATCCAATATCAGGAAGTTCTAGAACTGGAACTGTTGACCCTATGCTTATTGCCTTTAGTGATCAAGAAAATGCTTTAGATTTTGAACCACAAACCACTAATACCGCAGGGTCTTTACGGTTATCCTCTGGCTCATCAATTATTGGAGCAGTAAAATCTAGACAAGAAATATTAGTTTGGACTGATACAGCTTTGTATAGTATGCAGTTTGTTGGGCCACCTTTTACTTTTGCGGTTAATTTAATTAATGAAGGAACTGGATTGCTTGGACCAAAAGCAGCTGTTACTGCACCTCAAGGTGTATATTGGATGAGCTACAACAATTTTTATGTTTACAACGGTAGCGTGCAAACTTTACCTTGTAGTGTGCATAATTATGTTTTTTCAGATATTAATCTTGTTCAATCTTTTAAAATAAATGCTTTTACTATTACAGATAAAAATGAAGTTGGATGGTTTTATTGTTCTGCAGACTCAACTGAAGTAGATAGATATGTAATCTATAATTATGCCGAAAATATTTGGTTCTACGGATCACTAAGTAGAACTGCTTGGCTAGACTCTGGTATTGTAAATTATCCAAGAGCTGTAAGTGGCGGGTATGTTTTTCAACATGAAACAGGTTTTAATGATGATGGCAGTCCTATGACTAACGTGTTTATAGAAAGTTCTGATTTTGATTTAGGTGATGGTCAAGACTTTGCTTTTCTACAAAAAATAATTCCTGACTTTAAATTTTTACAAAACGATAACTCTGGTAATGTAAACATAGTTGTTAAAACAAGAAACTTTCCTGGAGACTCTTTAACCGTTGATTCTACAAGTGCTATTGCAGCAAACACACAACAAGCTTTTGTTAGAAGCAGAGCTAGGCAAATAGTTTTACGCTTTGAGTCAGATGATGATGCAACAGCAGACGGTAATTTATCTATTGGATGGAGGCTTGGAGCAACTAGAATTGATGTAAAACCTGATGGTAGAAGATGAGTAAGATACTTCAAACTCAGTTACCAGTAGCTTCTGATACAGTCACTCCAGACATATTTAACAGACTGGCCCGCATATTAGAAATAAATTTAGGTGCAGTTGATGTTAATAACACCCAACAAGTAAATGACGCAGACAAACTAAAATTTAATTTTTTAGCTGGCAGTATTATTTGGAATACGACTTTAGGTGTTTTACAGGTATACACAGGAAATAAATGGGTTGATATAGGAGAAAGAACCAATAACCTTGGCTTTGAAGCATCTGCTGATCTAGGTAAGGTAGATATTAAAATAGCTGGTGATATATCAATTAATGTAGCAAGCTTTTAATTATGGCTGAATTGGCTCAAGTAAAAGAATATAAAACAAAAAACATACTTCTTGAGCATCCTGCCGATTGGTATATTGAAAAAAACACTTTTGCAGCTGTCAAAGACTCTTTATCAGACATTATAAATTTTTATGATAATCAAGGTGAAAGCAACCCAAAACAAACAAAATTACATAAAATTATTAAAGAACCGTTAAAGGATGTATATACGGTTCCTTTCTTTTCAGAAAAGTTTTGTTCTATTTTATTGGACGAAATGCACAATCTAGAGAGGTTTTACGGCTTTACGCCGAATCCTGAAGAAGATAATTTAAGGCAAATACCAGAAATAACTTTTCAAGATAATTGTCCTGAAATATATCAATCTTTGTTTCAAACGATATATACTATAGGTAATCCTATATTTTTGAATATTTGGAATAGGCATGTAAATGCTGGCGGTATCCAAATAGCTAACTATAATTTAAAGGATAAAAAGCAAGGCGCTTGGCATCATGACGCTAGTGCCGACATTAGTATGGTTGTCCCCTTAAATACAGGTGAGTATGAAGGGGGCGGGACTGAGTTTTTAAATCGTGGTACAGTTGAACCATTACCTACAGGCCACGCTCTAATATTTCCGAGCTTTACTCATATGCATAGAGGCCTATCTGTAAAGTCAGGAAACAGATACTTACTTGTATTTTGGTTAAAATGTATAGAAGAATAGGGTAGAATTTTAAAATGAATATAGTAGACAACTCAGGCAAAGGCTTAGCAGCATTAGGACGCAACGAAGATCGCTTTATGGCCCACGTTGCAAAAGGTGAAATGGTTGTTCCTCCAGTCATATCAGACAAAACAAAATCACTTATTAAGAAAGAAATGCAAGCAGTTGGATTGGATCCAAAAGAATATGAAGTGGGTATTGGCATGTCTATTAACCCTATTACA